CGGTGATTTTGTGATCATAAAGATAGTCTTTCAGAAATAAAACATAGTCTCCATATCTAGTCTTTAATTCTATGTCATTTAATTTCTTAGTAATCTGTGAATTAATTTGATAATTTCTAGAATTTAATAAGAGAAAATCAAAATAAGAAAACAAAGTTTCAATTACAAAATTAATGTCAGATGTGCTTGAAGTAGAAAAATATTCACTAAAAGAAAGTCCCGGAATATATTCCATATCAAATGAATATATTTTTTCTCTCTTTATATTGAATACCTTTGGAGTATCAATATTTTTCAGAATAAAGTTTGAAAATAAAACCTGTTTGTCTATTTGTTTTGAGAGTCTGGAATTGTACTGAGTAGAGGATGAGTATTTTCTAATCAGTTGGTTATTAACCAACTCTATTTTACAACCCGATAATCCACTATCTAACTTCTTCATGTTTTCTTTAATAACGTCCTCCAACTTTATATTCAAGAGATTGAGGATAGCTTGAAAGTAAAAGAACATGTCACCTGCTTCAAGTGTAACACCTTGCTTATCCAGTGGTGTATCATCTCTTTTATGCTTCTTTAACTTTTCAAAGAACTCTCCTGTCTCTCCTATTAAACCCATCGTGTTTTCTAAAAATCTTTTATCACCAGTGGTAATCATTTTATTTTCTACCCACTCAGCGTAGTCTTCTAGCTTAATTGGTTCTGTTGTTTGAAAGGCTTCAAAGTATCCCATGTCTTCTAAGTCTTTTCCTGTTAGCATTATTTCTCCTTTGCATCTATTTCAATTATTTTAACATCGTCTAAATCATATATGGTGTCTTGAATCCTTTCTTCAAGACTCTTTTTTACACTATCAGAAGCAATAAAGTTTGCTTCAGGATCAACATCCAATAGCATTGTCAATTCAAACAACACGAGAACCTCCAAGTTATATAGGCTAAATTTTTTACGTCAATCTATTCTTTTGTCCATTCATCAGGAATAGATTTATCTGCGTATTGAAAGCCATACTTCTTGCACCAATCTCCGTAAGAAGACTTAGCACCTTTGTAAAGTTTGGCTCTACTGTTCTGGAAAACAAAACGAATATCGAGTTCAGGAAATTGTTTTGCTATCTCTTTATGCTTACGTCTATCATTAGCAACAAAACGTCCTTTTGTTTCTATGATAATACCGTTGTCTAAAACGAAGTCAGGTGTATACGTTCTGATCTTTATGTCAACCCACTTGATCTTATTTTTTTCGTACTCAAATCCTACGTCTTTTGAACGTAGTTCATTAGCAACATCATCTTCAAAACCTGAGCGATACCCTGCTTTGATTGCTGATGCTCTATACTTATTCTTGGTCATGATAGGTAAAGTCTTCTGGTACATTTGGCTGTTTAACAACGTCAACCAAAAGCACGTCACCTGTCTTGTAAACAAATCGTCTTGTCTCAGGCCAACACTTCTTGTTGAACTCACAGAACCCACAAGAGGGGTGAAGCTTTTTGTTAGGGCTTGTTGCTGATTGAGGAACTGGTTCGTATCCCCTGTCAGGAATACCACCTGATACCATTGTCTTTGCTTGCTCTATCTCTTTTTCTTTTTGTTCTATCTCTTCAGAGAAGTCGTACACATCTAAGCATATGTCTCCCCCTACTTTATCAACAACAAGAAAAGCTCCGTGTGTTTTATTCTTTACCAGTGGATCAGTCCTAGCAGCATACACGTAAGAACTAAGCTGACTGATATAACCAAAGGGATCATTATCCCTCAAGTTACCTTCAGCAAATTTCTTGAACGAGTAAGGGGAAGCAGACTTAACATCCACTGTCATACCATCAATCACCGCATCCCTGTGACCTGCTAAGTCATTGATGATTAAACGATCCTGTTGTCCTTCAACACGGTGACCAGACGCTTCAGCAATAGAGAGTACTAATTCCTCAATCATATCGCCATAGAAGAACTTAAGTAAATCTGATGGAGAAGCAGGTTTACTCGCTGCAGGTTCGTTTATTTTATACCAAAGTTTTCTTTTGCAAGGGCTACCAATAGAAGAGAACGACAAATATCTTCTTGGTTTTTGTGGTGCTCTGAATCTTGAAGTAGCTGCCTTAGCTATCCGTTCACTCATTTTAAGACTTACTAAATGATCCCATCCGTTTAATCCTTGGATGGTGTCCTCCATATCTTTTACGAGTGTGTTTATATTTTTCATGGTCTTACCTTTTTATTTATAAAAGCCCCCACCCTAAGAAACTTTACAAACAAGGATGGGGGCTAATTCTTCTAGGGAGAAAGGATTACTGAAAAACCTAGAAGGGGATTGAGTCCTGTGGTTCTTGTTGGGAGGAAGATTTAGAACCCCCAGAACTCTTTGAATGATCTTGAAACATTTGACGTGGCTTGGAGTTACCACTTTCTGATTCATAGACCACATGATCTAGGACTTGAAGTCCAACCAATCGTGTACCAGTTCCCATCTTTGTGGGGTACACTTCAACTTTAACAATCCCTTTACTGCCGTTACCAATAAGACCTTTATCTTGAAGATCCCAAGATTTACCAGTAACGTCAGCTACGATAGGTGCACCACCCATCCAATCTTGAGCACCAGTATGAGGACGTGACACAGTAATCTTGTGACCACCTTCTACTTCCTCAATTTTTTTCTTGCACCCTGCATCAACAAGAGCCTTAGCAGTCTTCTTGTCGGTAATAACAGTTACTTTGTACTCACCGTTTGTTTCGGTGTTCCACTCGTTTTGGTCACGGTTGGACTCAAATACTTTTGCCCACTCGATTGTTCCCTTGATATCCATTTGTGTTGATGGCATGTTGCCCTCCTTTAAATATTAATACTGTAATACATAGTGTTTGAAATATAGGTTGTCAATGGGTCTCAGCCCAATTTTTTCCTATGTCATAAGACCCTGGCGTGGGTATCTTAAACCCTAGTTCTTCCCCAGTTTCTAACATGCAGTCAGCTTGTATCTGACCTAACCTTTTAGCTTCTTCTTCTGTGCCAATTACCTCCACTTGGTATTCGTCATGAATAAAACCAACCATCTTAAAGTTGATCCCTTCTTGTCTAGCTTTGTCGTGCCACTTGATTAGACTGTGCTTCATCAAACAAGCCTCACCATTTTGTAGCATACCTGCTAATGCTTTGTGTGCGTTAGGCACTGGAACTTTACGCCCATCATATCCAGTAAAGTATCCTTGCTCTGCAACATAAGGCACAAGTTGGTTCTTAAGATTGTACAAACCATCAATACTCATTTCAAAACGAGTTCTGGCACTCTGTGCATCCTTCATACTTACGTTAAGTATTTGTCCTGTCTTTGCTACCCCTGCCCCAAGTAACCAAGCATAAATAAAAGTCTTTGCCATATCCCTTGTACCATTAGGAACGTTTAAAGCTTTCTTGTTTACGTTGTGGATATCTGTTTCGTTTTCTTTCTTTCCTGTCATGATAGCTTGAGCATATTGATCTGCTTCAAAGTGTCTCCAAAGATAGTCAGCTAACACACGTAACTGGATACCGTCAGCATCCGTACCAACTAACCAAGAGCCTGATGGCACAGTCCAACAAGCACGTAAGTGTAGATCATACTGCTTCTTTACTTGCTCCACTGCAGTCTTTGCTTCACCGTGAAAAGGTGAGGCTATGTTAGCTGTATTAGGATCTTTGTGAGAACATCTTCCTGTCCATGCTCCAATGTTGTTGATGCTGCCGTGTATCCTTAAATCTTCACCACACTGCCCTAGCCACTCCACCAGTGAGGAACGTCTACCTTCAAGTGTCAACCACTGGGCTAGAGCCTTTGCTCCTGTAGGGGCTGTGTCAGGAAGTGTGCTGAGATTTGCCTCTGAAACTGTGTATCCGTAGACATCCAAGTGTTCTTTCTTTTTATCGTAAAATTCTTGATCCATACAAGGAACTGACTTCTTCCAAGGGTCACCAACTTTAGTTCTGGAAAAGTCTATGGCAGTCTTTGTTTTATCTACTGGTTTCCAGTTAGCTTCCCACAGCACATCAATACGATCTTTTACTGATCCAGGATTAAAACTAATCCAATCAGAACAAATTAAATCTTCCCCTTCAATGTGTGTCATACCATACTTTTGTTTTGCTTTTGTAACGGTAGACATTTCAGTTCCGTCTTTCTTGAGACGATACTTTATCCTGTTTACTTCCGTTAGTTTAGGTGGGAAGTCTACTTGAAATTGCTCCTCCAAAGTTTTCATCTTTGTTTGTATTGAGTTAAGAAGGAACTCTGCCTTTGGTTTATCAAAACAAAAACCGTAGTATTGAGAACGAACAAGTTCTATTTGAACATCGTGCTCTGCTCTTAAAGACTTACGCCAATCAGGACTCCAAATAATATCATGGAAGTGATTGAACAAATGTTCTGTAACCTCGATGTCCTGATACCAGTAGTCAACCATTTCAATACTGAATTTATTAAACTCATTAAAGTCTCCTTTATGTTTATCTAATCGGATACCCCAAGCCTTAAGGCTGTGAGGATACTGAGCACCTTTTGGAATAGCAATGTTGTAGTCTACTAATCTACTGATGATAACAGTATCAATAATCTTTCTTGGATCAATGACACCTGGTTTCAAAAGTTTGTTTAGCATGGGTGCATCAAACTGTATAAAGTTGTGACCAACAATCATGTCTGCTGACTCATACCATTTGATAGCTTCAGCCTTAGCTACTGGATCTTCATGGCAGTTATCAAACCTACGGATCTCTCCGGTGCTCAAGTCCTTACCGCCACAAATCCATAGCTTGTCACTATCTTCAAGACCGTTAGTCTCTATATCACTGACAACTATTCTCATACGTCAAACACTACCTCTTCAAGTATTGTAGTCTCTGGGTCATAGTATACTGATCCTGAGTTACCTAACTTTGCAAAGGGTCTGTTCTTGTCAATAATAAACTGGGTGGTATTGCGTTCAGTTTCGTCTTCTGACTCAACGTTACGACTGAGTTTGATACAAATAATAGCTTCCTCTTCAAGAGAAGATGCGTACTTAGTTCGTCCATCATCATTAACTTGAGAGATAAAAACTACTCCAATGTTTAACTCTTTTGCAAGCTGCGCCATCCTAGCACCAAGGGTAGTCAGTGTACTTGTGGCGGCATCCACCCCAGAGTTTGACAGGTAGGCTAGACGTTGAACGTGATCTATAAAGATGTACTCAGCACCGTAAACTGTGGCTGACGTTCTTACATAATCAAGAACCATCATCGGATCATCATGTCCTTCCATGTAGAACACAACAGACTTGTCACCCCCACCTAACTTTTGGGCGGCATCAATTACTTGTTGCTCCGTAAATCCGTTTGCTTCAGCATCTTCTTTAGTTCGGACA